TTGAGCATGTCAATATCAAATGGCAGGCGTTCTTCTTTGCGATGATAGAACTCATAGCGGTCCTCAAAATCATCCAAATAGTCGTGGCCAATGTGAGTGTCAAAGCTGATACCAAGTGAATCGGAAAGCAACTTTGGAATAGACCCCTTGTCCAATTCCTTATCCTTGCCGTCAATTATCATGATTGCTTTGCGAACAGAGTTTATTAGGTCTCTGTCCTGACAGAACTTTTCCGTTTCGTTGACAAGCCACTCTTGATTTGTGTCCTTGTCGATTTTGAGCTCATCAATCGTTTTTATGACTTCTTTGAACGTATCCTCATTCAAGTCTTTGCGATTGTCCAGCATAATTTTTAGAGCCTCTACTGAAGGTGGCTCTTTGTATTGGTCGACATAATCTAAGAATGATGTAAATATTTTCTTAGTTGCCATTTCATCAAAGTAGCTTTCACGCATATATGGAATGACTTTGCGACAAAATTCTTCATTATGAATTAGGTTCGCAAGTATGGTTTGTTCTAGCATTTACACCTCAAATTACTGAATAGAAAGGGGCAGAAAAATCTGCCCCCGATCTTTGTTTCTACTAGTATAACTCATTTATTCTTCGATGTCAAACTCTTCCACGTCTTCAAGTTCAGCAGAGTTTTCTTCGCCAGCGGACAATTTATACTTCTTCTCTACGAAGTCTTTGAATGCTTTGCTCGCAACCAGTTTTTCAAAGAAGTCATCATTTTGTTGCACTTCTGCTTCACGATAATTCTTCTCAGAGACTTCACCCGTTTCTGGGTCGACAAGTTGATACCAGCCGACCTTTGGTTTGACAATATACCCGGATGCCATGGCAAGTTCAAATAATGCAGACCACTTCTGTATACCGCTGCCATATAGAACAGTGAACGGAAGCTTTGACTTCTCTCTGACATAGCGAGACTTTTCGATGTTTATGGTGAACTTCCATCCAGCCAGCGTGTCGTCTTTTGCTTTCTCTTGTGCTTTGGTGATAATGAACACCTGATTTGCGGAATACATGATCCCGGTGTTATGCGTAACTACTCCGTTTTTTAGCACATAATGTTGTTTATCATAATCTTCTGTGTCAAGTGTCAAATCGTATACTGGTTTGCGACCTATTTTATTGATATTTGCAACTTTCATGTTTTCTCCTTATAATCTTTTATATGATTGGTATTTTTCGGATTTTAGTCGGTTTGAAAGTACAGCACGGGTAATACTAAGGTCATCACAAGCTTCCTTTATACTAAAGTAAATCTTACCATCTATTTCTATTTTCTTTGCGGCTGGATTATTAGCCCCCTGCCTGTCTTCTGACATTTTTTTCCATAAATGATCATACTTACCCGTCTTGTGATTTTTCTGTATTTTCATCTTTCTTCTTTCTTTTATTTCAGGCGGGGTGTTGAGTCTTGCATTTCTATTTCTTTCAGATAGTTGATCAAACGTAGCATTTTTTTTCCACTCGCCCAAACTTCTTTCATAGATTTCTCGTTTGTCATCTTCCGAAAGTGTCTCTCTCCATTTTTGGTAGCCTTTCCAAAGATTTGACAAAATATGACCTTTTTTTTCATCTGTCATATTTTTCCACCACAAAGAAACTTTAGAGCCTATTATTTCATATATTACATCGCTATGTTCTTTTTTTGAATAATGACCCTCTTTTATCGACTTGGTTCTTCTCTTTATTATCTCTTCTTTGGTTTCTTCGTCTGCATACATCCAAAATAATACAACATTTGGCATCCCATCATTATTGTTGTATCCCGTTTCGGGAACTAAGTTTGCCCATTTTTTTGAATCAACCACATTATATAACATGCTATAATGATTGCATTTCTCTACGAATGCAGCATAATCATCACTTTCAAATACCACTTCCGTGGAAATACTTTCTCCGTGTTTTTTTATGTGATTTTTCCAATATACCCCAGACCCCAAGTATTCCTCGTAATCATCTCTTTTAGTTATACAAAGATACTTGAGGCCAGTTATTTTGTGGGTTTTGATCATTAGTTTGAACATTATGACTCCTATGATAAATCATGTTTACATAGGTATTTATTATTTCATGTTTTTATGGTTTCACAATCCATCCCAACTAACAAATCTTTAGCTGATACCCATTTTCCGTCAACAATGAATTTATGGGCGTCAGAACAAGTTACGGTGTAACCATCGTCGAATGTTATTTCATAACATTCTGGGTTTCCATTTTCAAGCGTTTCTGGATTCCATACGTGACTAATAACATTTTTGCCATACTTTGTCACAACAACGTCGCCTGGAGCAAAATATTCAACTCGTTTCAATCCATCAGGTGTTTGTATTTCAGTGCCAGCAACTACACACCCACCAGAAACGATTGCTTTGCTATAAAGCTCTAAACTTTTGTATACGTGATTGATTGCAATACAAGGAATGTTCTTTGCGGTCAGATAAGGCGTAACAATACGAAACAGTGACTTGAAACTCTTTGCGCGGGACATGTCAGCAACTGATTTTTCGTTCATGGCGTCTTCGACCTCTTTCTTCGAAGCAAGATTGCCAATAGAGTCAATCATGATGAATACCTTATCCTTGTCAGTAAGCTCTTCCAACTTTTGGCTCAAGTCGAACTTCAGTTCTTCAACGTTCATGATAGGAATGTGAATAACGCGAGAAGTGTCAATATCAAAACTTGCAATGTATTCCGGCGTAATACCAAACTCCGAATCATATAGAATTGCGATGCCGTTTTTGTGCTTTTTCAGATACGCCTTCATGCAGTATAGAGCAGTCATTGTTTTGAATGTCTTGGACTCGCCAGCGAGAACAGTAAGTCCTGGCATTAGACCCCCATCAAGTGAGCCGCTGAATGCGATATTCATGATTGGTAGTTCTGTTGGGACCGCTTCCTTTGCGTTGAAGAAGGATGAATTGGTTAGGATAGATGAAGACTTCGTTGAGCCTGTCTTCATCATTTTTTCAAGCAAGCTGCTCATTTCGTTTTTCCTTCTGATATTTGTTTCAGTCTGATTTTGAATTGTTCGATCTTTTCTACTCGGTTCGGCCAGTGAATTGTTGACTTATCTGGATTCTTGCATAGATTATCTAGAAACGGAAGAATTGAGCGATAAAGAAGGTCGACCCGCTTTTGCAGGTCTTCCACTTGTTCTATTGTATTTGTGTATTCTGTTTGAAGCTTATGCGATGCTTCTTTGACTTCTTCGTAGTCTTCCTCAACGAATGAGAAGCCGAAGTCAAACTCGTCTATTGAGTCTGGTTTTTTGTTCATTGATTTTCCGATAAAAAAGAGGGGCCTTGCGACCCCTCAGTTTTCTTTAGCTGTTCGCGAGCGATCTGAAGAACTCCAAATCATCGTCATCTTCGTCAGATGGCGGCGAAGAAGCAGCGGCTGCTTTTGGTTCAGGAGCAGATTTCTCTTTTGCTGCGATTTTACTCATGTCAAGTTCTTCGTCAATCATGTCATCGGCAGTTGAAGTTGGGCGCGATTTTCCAGCCCCAGTGACACCAAGGACTTTGTGGAGACGTGCTTCTAATTCGTCGTATGACTTGAAGTTCTTGGCGTCATGAAGTGCTTTCAGGGGGTGAAGTTGCCCATAAATATCTTCTAGTTTTTCTTCATCGCCGTCAAACAGCGCAGATGGCGAATCGAATTCACTCTTGTCAAAGTTGGCATACCCTTCAACCTCACGAATTTTCAGACGGAAGTTTGCGCCTTCCCAAAAGTCAAATGGGTTTACTGGCGTTTCGTCTTCAAACTGCGGATTCATCATATCGTTCAGTTTGTCAAAGATTTTCTTGCCATAAGCGAAGAGGAATACTTTGCCTTCGTTATCGGGATTTGCTGGGTCTTTGATGACAAGGATATTGGAGTGGTATTTCAGACGGCGCTTCTGCTTGCGAGCCTGTTCTTTGTCTTTCTCATTTCCAGAGTTCCAAAGTTGTGAATTATACTTTGCGAGCGGGTCTTCCTGCTTCAAAGTTGTCAGTGACTTTTCGATGTACCAGCCCCCGACACTCTTGAAGGCATGGTCCCAAACTTGAATGAATGGAAGGTCTTCACCTTCCGGCGCAGGAAGGAAGCGAATGATTGCAAAGCCGTTTCCAGCAGCATCACGAGTTGCGCTCCAATACTTTTCTTTTTCGGGGTCAGAATAACCTTTTGTGGTCATTTTTTCCAATTGCTGAGACAGTGCTTCAAGCGATTTGGAACGGTTCTTTTTTAGGTCTGCAAAAGACATTTGTATCTCCTTGATATTACAATTGTATGTTTTTATATTAGTTTTTGTATAACAGATGCATGAGATTTTCATCTCAAGACTATTTATTACAGTTTTGATGATATCCGTCTCAAAAAAAGCGGTCTTTGACTACTTTTTTTACTTTTTCGTTTGAATAAACAAGAAACGGATGATACTTGTTTATTCTCATCATTATATCAGGAAACATCACTTTGTCAATAACTGTTTTCGTCCAGTATTCCTGGCTGTTTGTCAATTTTGTAAGGATGCACAGGGTCTCAAGCGATATCTCTCTTCTTAGAAAGAGATCAACCACATGTGGATATTGACCTTGTTGTGAAACGAAGTTACTTTGAAAGTCGTCTTTGAACTTTCCGATATTGTCTTGAATATGGGAAGTGATTGAGTCCGTCTTTTTCTTCCATGCCAGATACGTTGATGTTGCTGAATCCTCAAACAAGTCGCCAACCCACATTTTTGGATTTGTAGAAATGTTGGCCAATATCAGATTTTTGTAATCCTTCTTTTTTGATAGTTTTTGATAGCTATATGCGTCTTTGCGAGTATAAAAAGAATCAGCAGAAACATTTACCTTTCCCGAATACTTGAAGTAATCATATGTGGTGGTGAAATGTTTTTTGATCGCAGTATATTCAACATATGCAGAAAGACCATGTTCATTCAAAAAACTCGACTCTGCTATCATGTGTGCTCTCTTTCAACATCTTTTTGCTTTTTGCTTCACTTCGTATTTTTTCTTTGATGACGCTGGATTTCTTGACTATTTCAGCAACAGTTTCTATCTCCAAATTTCGGTCATGCGCATACTCTATAAGAGCGTCTATATACGAAGAGCCGAGGGACAGCTTTTTTTCTATCGCCAGGTGTATCTTCTCTGGTGTTTCCATTTCAACCATTTAGAGTTCTCACCTCAGACAACCAGCTATTGGCGATATGTTCCACTTGATTGATGTCTTTTCTTTCAAAGAACTCCTCGTGCTTGTATATGTTGTTTACGCTATATTTTACAGAGAACCCATTTGTGGACTGTAAAATTGTTGCTTCTAGGCGATTGCCTGCTGAATTTTCTTTTACTAGCGTCTTTACTATTTTCATAATACCAATTCTCTCTTTCCAGTTGCCCAATCCATCGCCATTTTTTCTACAAGTTCAATTGGAACCATATCAAATTTTTCAGTAAAAAACTGTCTACCACTACCATCTTTATATTGAATTTCGTGTTTTCTATCATCCATAAAATATACAGACGCGATTGCTCCATTCGAATCTTCAATTTGAACCAGTGGTTTGATAATATTAATCATAATCAATCTCCTTTGTTTTTTGTCATAAAACCAATTCTAGGGATTTCTAAAAATCCGTCAGCATTATCATATGAACTTATATAAGTATATCCCATTTCTTTATGTTTGTCAATCAAGTATTTACTTTCTTGCCATACAGGAATTATGATGTCATAGTCTGGATCGGGCGAAGTGCGCAAATGGACTTCTATTGGCTTGTTTTCTATAAATTCAACATTTATTCTATTTACATCTGCCAACTCATGAAAGAATATTCCGATATCTGGATAAAAATCAGTTTTTATCCACTTTGTAAATTTTGAAAGATTATCTTCATTTTTGATGCCTTCCCAGCATGATANTGGATTCCATCCGTTAGTATAATCTNGCCATTCATATGTGACGGAATATTGATTCCCATCAAACCATTCGCACCAAAAATAACCCAAAGGAACTTGTTTGTGATCGCCGGCTTCTATCCACACCTTTTTCGCNCCTACNCCCATGCCAGACAAATTCATAATTGGTCTAACAACATACCATCCCGATTTTGTTGGTGATATGCTAGCAGGGCCGCAATCGTATCCCATTTTTTCGGAAAACCATAATTTGTTATACCAATGTGTTAGGTGTGGATATTTTCTGTATGCCTGTATGTCGTTCATTCATACCTCTGGAAATAAACAACCGTTCACAAATTTGTCGATTTCATATTCTTTAAGGCCCATACCCTTCATAGACTTATAGAGTTGCGGATTTTGCTTTTGATAGTAGCAGTATCTATTTTGTGCAATTTTGCCTGCGTTGATATCTTCTGTGTGATTATACGTTCCTAATTCTTGAATATAAGCGTCAATCGCAAGTTTTGTAATTTCAACAAGCTGAGAAAGCTCTTTTTCGTCTGTCACATTTCCTGCTGCAATCATGTGCTTTGAGAAAATATTAGACGCCCATTCAGGAAGCACACGCTCTTTTTTCCAGTTGTAGGATTCTGTAATTACACCAAAAGCACCCATCAATGGATGATCTTGCGATGTAGTTGCTGAAAAGTCAATAAATGCACCAGTGATCTTTTTTTCTCCAGCTATTAAGTCCATTCCGAGTATTGGCGCATTACTGTGTATGTGAGGAAAGATGCAAAAATGCAACATAAGTATTCCTCTATTGACTCTTTCGTCCACTATGCTCAGATGCGCTCTTTGGAAAATTTCGTTGCTCCAAACCATATCAAACCAACCNGCTCTATCAATTCCNATTTCGCTTTCTTGGTTTGCGGTTTCGTTCATNGTGTTTATTATTCGGTTNCGAAGTTTTTCAACAGATCGCCATACNTCAGAGGTCAAGATGNGCCTCCAAATCAGCAAAGAAGTCTACCATAAAGTCAAAACANANATTTGCTTCTNNNGCATGNTCTACGGACACNTTTTGTTTGAACCTTGTCTTGATNTCTTCTACATTACCATCAAACTCGTAATGTCTTATATGTGATACAGGCACAAANCGTTTTATTATTTGTCCACCGGATAGGTCGCCTAGATGGCGAACATAAACATGAGCAAGAAGTTTGTCCTTGTCTTGGCGATGCGCTCTGAGGTGATGAACATATTTTTCGGTTGTTGATAGGCTAGTCAGATATCCAAATCCATATTCCTTTCGGATTTCTGTTATGTCTTCTAAAAGACGGTTTGCTCGCCTCATTTCCGGCATGTCGTCAAAAATCTTGTGCTTGGAGGCGAAATCTTCAAGGAACCAATACATTGTTGCTTGATTTGATAGATACACGTAATATTGTTCTGGTGTTAACTCTTTCTTGAGAAGTTTTTTCACAAACGCGCATTTTTCAGCCTTTTTGTGACTTTCCCATGTAAGGTCTTTGAGTGAAGTCATAATGTCCTCGCAATGAAGTAGCGGGCCCGTTAGGTTATACGGTGGAGCCCATACCGCAGACTCGAATCAAGCTGCTAGGCGAACCTGTGGCTTGAAGTTGTCGTTTGCAATGTTTGTTGCATTTGTAGTTTTCTTGCGTTTCGTAGCTTGCGCACGGTAGCTCCATCCTGCCTAGTCCGCCTGTCGATTCCCAAATTATCAGGCCCATCATAAAGATACATCTACCTACCTTAAATGACTCTATATTTCAAGTGTCTATCCGCCCACCACTGTTTCAAAAGTGGCTATTAAGATGTATCTTTATGGTGGACCTGCGGAGGCTCGAACTCCGGTCCAGAACGTGTTCGGTGAATATCATCACTACAGTAGTATTTATATTAGTTACTCTTCTTACCACTCAAATAGTTTACCCGCTTCTGATTGAACAGTTTCGGAAACATTCTTCTCATTATATTCTCTAAAATTTTCATCCGCGGTCATACCTTCGTTGTTTTTCTTCGTATGATTCATGTCGTTCTTTTTCAGTCATTAGAACCTCCGTATGAAAATGAGAGGCTAACCGTTGGCCTCTCACGGGTTTATTGCGTAACCACACGTATTTATATCTAAGTCTTAGAAACGTAGCGCAAGTTCTAGATTTAGATTAGTTGCGTTGGCACCAGTATCAAAAGTGCGAACTAGACTTGGTGTTAGCGATACTGTATCGGTTAGCGAGTAGCGAGCACCGACTTCAACAGCACCACCTTCGCGAGCCCAATTGTCAGAAACGTTCCAAGCATAGGATACTTCGCCAAATGCAGCCAGTTTTTCATTCACAGTGTAAGAAGCGCCAACAGTTGGTGTTGCTGTCCAAACGCCGTCAGAACCACCAGACGCGACAGTATATGCAGCTTCAACGTCGCCATATACATTCACTTTGCCATAAGCTTTGGATAGTCCGTATGCAGCTGAGAAGGTAAGGTCTTCTGTAACAACGCCGTATTCAATGCCCAG